ATTGGCGAAACGCGTCAAAATTTGCCGCACAAACTGTTCCGCTATTCGCTATGGCAGAACCAGTACAATATGCGGTCAAACTTGTGGAGACGCGCCGCCAAGCGCGTGGATCGTCAAAAGCAACAACCGAGGAAACTGTCCGAAAGCTCACCCCAGCTCCATAGTCTCGGGACACCACGTAAGCTCCTCCATCAGCAAGGTCTTTAAACGAACAATACGCGAGAAAATGTCCTGGATTTGCTCCAACACTTGCCCCCGAATCTGCATTGGGTCGCCACCAATCGTACTCGTTCGTGGCTGTGCTGCTGCCAAACGCGATCCAGGGACTGCCTGAAGTGCGGGCGAAGGCAACAAAGGCGCCGACGTCGGAGTTGAGGGTAACGATGAGGAGGTCCCAGGTCGTGGCGGCCCCTCCAGACAGCCACGTCGGGGGGGCCAACACGACTTCACGCACGAACTCAGAAATGATACTGGGCGCGATACTCGTGTCTGGGACGCCAACGGGGGTGGCGTATGGATGAGCTGGGTGGATTGCTCGCAGCAACCACTGCTTACCATCCTCGGACAACGCCGTGCCGCGAAGAATGGATTCCGCTTGCTCGAGGTACGTGACTCGAGCCATATCGACATAAAACCTTCTGGAAAACTTTAAAATGCCCGGCTAGCACGCTCCTCGACCCCAGTGTAAACGTCCTGAGTTACAATATGACTCAAGACCATGTGCCGCAATCGGCAAACACTGGGAGCCCCACGCAAAACGGAGCGAGCTTCCGCAACGTCAGACAAGCTCAGTTGGTAACGCTCACACAACCAAGCTAACATGGTGGGCTGCTCTGCCCAATCCACTTTATAGGTCCAACGCGGCGGGTCCAAATACCACGTCCGGGCACCAGGTCGGTCAATGGGTTAATAACTCGGAATAAATTGGTATTGGGCGAACAGTAGCCAGGCCTAACGCAATACCATTTCGCATCCCATCGATGCGTTTCCGTGAAATCTCAGCGGTCGTCCACCCCAACCGGTGGAGCAACCGCCCCAACAACGGGGCGGGGTGATAACCGCCCAAGCGCAACGGCGCAAAGCAACAAGACACAAAAGTGACTTGCTCCGGATGCTTAAAACCGCCCCACTTGGGTTTAAACCCCATTTCGCGCTCTGCAGTGGCAAGAGTAGCCCCTACAAGCTCACCATCCCCGCGAACCAACAAATCATCTCCAGAAGCCAAAACCCAACCACGTTGCCCGGTAGCAACGAGGCTGGTGGCACTCAACACCAAATTCATGATGGTGTTACCACAAGTGGTGTCATTGTGACCAGACTTGACAGTACCAACTACGCGGTACTTGACGTCCCCTGAACGGGTCCTACCACTGACGCTGAACCCGGCGTCAAATGCGGCAAGAACGTCGGGAGGGAACAAACTCTTATAAACCTCCCGTCGCCATAAG